CCGACAAAGAAGCCGAAAGTATCCCTTTTATTCATATCAAAGATGCTTCATTTCTGAAAAGAACTTGGAGATTGGATGATAATTTGGGATGCATGATGGCTCCGTTGGACCATGATTCAATTGAGAAAATGTTGACTGTTTGGAATCGTTCTAAAGCAGTCACAGAGGAACATCAAGGAATGTCTGTGATTTCCACAGCACTACGAGAATATTTCTTCTATGGTGAGACAACCTTCTCTGTAAAGAGAGAAATGTTACAAAATCTAGTCAAAGAACTTGGCTGGGAGGATTGGGTTGAAGATTCGACCTTTCCAACTTACGCTTCACTGTGCGAACAGTTTAAAAGAAGTTCAAAGTACTGCTCATCTTATGATCAGTACTTCTAGGTGTTTTATTCGTTATTACCTGTTTAAATGCGTAACTATCGTCCTGTTATGTACCAGATAAAAAATGTCAAACTCACAAGTGTAGCACTTGTGTTCGTGAGGAAGCATATATGTATATGTAACGTTCTAGCATTTGTCGTAGCTAGAGCATGTGTGCTGAGGCCTATGATTGTAAGCCTACCTTCGGGTGGTAAAGTCACGAGTCAATTAGCAAAATGATTTTATGTCGAAAATTCAAAAAACACAAAAACAGACTGAGGAGCTTAACTCTTCAAAAATTAAAGAAATCTTACTACGTTTTTCACAAGCTTTGCGATGTGTTGAAACGGAATATGCGGAAGGTAAAACTTCTGATTTCGAAACTCATGTTAGCCTTGCGAGTATTTTTAACGAGACATCTCGTGAAATTACAGATACTTGCAGCTTGCTTGGGTATACTGAACCAATTGAGGATCTTCTTTCAGTAGAGGACTTTTTTGTTCAGTCTGGGATTGACATGACTCCTGACACATCAGAAGGAGCTAGTCAAGAACAAAATGTGGCTTTCAGTAACGAAGAAACTGTAATTGCTGATATACCACACCCGATGTCATACACGAAAGTGGATACATCACAGAATGTTGAATTGGGAAATTTTTTAAACAGACCGGTTCAAATTCACACCAAATCCTGGCAGATTGGTACCACCATTGATGCTGCTACTGAGAACTTCAGACCATGGCATCTATTTTTCAATCATGCCTCTATAAAGAGAAAGTTGGATAATTATTACCTGGTGAGATGTAATTTACATCTCAAGTTTGTGATCAATGCTTCCCCATTTTATTATGGATGTGCGATTGCAGCTTATCAACCAATGCCAGTATTCAATCCTGCTCCGATTGTTCTATCAGCGGCAGACAGATTAGAGAACGTGAGTTTTTCACAACGACCTCACATATATCTGTATCCGCAAGACAGTCAAGGAGGAGAAATGGTGTTACCATTCTTGTACCATAAAAATTGGTTAGATGCTACGAGCTCAACCGATTTAACTGATATGGGCATAATTAACATGAATAGCTTTGGGAGTCTTCTCAATGCTAATGGCTTGACGACCGACACAATAAACATTGTTGTCTACGCTTGGGCCGATTCTGTTGAAGTTGCTGGACCTACTGCAGGTCTTTCAGTCCAAGGTAAGAAGGATGAATACAGTCATGCGGGTACTGTTTCAAAACCCGCATCCGCCATAGCCAGAGCAGCTGGACATTTGTCTAATATCCCTGTAATAGGTCAATTCGCTACTGCTACCAGCTACGCTGCTGGTGCGGTGGCGGATATAGCTTCATTATTTGGTTATACAAATGTTCCGGTTATTGACGATGTGCATTGTTTTCGTAACTCTGCTTTTCCAAATCAAGCTGCAACAGATATAGGTACCCCCGTTGAAAAATTAACTCTAGATGCAAAAAATGAGTTGACTATCGATGCGAAGGTAGCAGGTGCCGATGTAGATGACGAGTTATTGTTAACGTCCTTTGCTGGGCGAGAATCATTTGTCTTGTCTTCGACGTGGGCAGCCTCAGATACCATTGACACTGGTCTGTTTTATGCCAAAGTCACGCCATCTATTGTTAGATTTGAGGCTGGTACTAATGAAGTCCGTGCTTGGCCCACTCCATCTTATCATGCAGGAGTATGTTTTAAGTATTGGAGAGGTGATATGATCTATAGATTTAAATTTATATGTACTAAATATCACAGAGGCCGGGTTCGCATAAATTGG